GTTCAAAGACAAATAAGAGATGATGAAACTAAGACTTTTGCAGAAAGAATAGAAGCTAACAATAAGTTAAATGACATACTAGCAGAACAACAAAAACTTCAAAGAGAGCAAGTGCAAATAGGTATAGCAGCAGCACAGCAACAGTTCGATATAAATGCAAGTGAAGAAAACTTTATAGCTTTACAAGAAGCTAAAGTTGCAATGCTAGAACTTGAAGAAACTATTACAGGTCAGTTATCAGAACAAAAGACTAACCAAGTAAGTCTTGAAAAAGAATTATTAGAAACTCAAAACCAATTAAGAGCAGAAGGTTTAGAAGGAATAGAAAGAGAGTTAGATGAACTAAAAACTGCATACGATTTAAAGTTAGAAATGGCTAGGAAATCAGGAGTAGATACTAAGGCTATTGCTGAACAATATGAAAAAGATGTTACTAAAATTAAAAAAACAGAAACAGACAAGCAAAAAGAATTAGATAAATCTAAGCTAGATTTTGAAATCGGTATGGCTAACCAAGGACTTCAAGTAATTGCAGATGCAGCAGGAGAAGGAACAGCATTAGCAAAAGCAGCAGCAATTGCACAAGCTACTATTTCAGGAGTTCAAGGTGTTCAAAACGCTTTTACTTCAGCAAACGCTAATATAGGAGCAACAGCAGGAAGTTTTGGTGCTTATCCTGTAACTATGGCTGCTTTAGCAGGAACTTTTGCAGCTATGAATATTGCTAAAATTGCAAGTGGAGGAGGTGGAGGAGCGTCTACACCATCTGTACCATCAGCACCCGCAGCAGCACCTGCACCTCAAATGATGTCAGGAGCTTTTGAATTAAGTGGAGGAGTAGAACCTGAACCTATGAAAGCATTTGTAGTTACTGATGAAATGACAAACAGCCAAAACCAATTAGCTAACATTAGAAGAAGAGCTACAATCTAAAATCAAATATATTAACTATATATCTATTATATACAAAAGAGAATACTATGCCTTGCACAAAATGTAAAAACGGAAAAACGAAATGGGGAGAGACAGGAGAATGTAAATACGACTCCAAAGAAGCCTGTGAAACAGCTAATAAAAAAAACTATAATAAAATGAGACCAACACCATTAGGAAAGACTTACGAGCAATACGAAAAAGAAGTAAAAGAATTTAAAGAAATTAATTTGAGTAAAGTTGAAAGAGTTGAATTAACTTTAGCAGGAGATTTAGAAAAAGAAACTACTACAGTTAAAAATCAACTAAAAAAAATGCAAAAATCAGCTGATAACTTTTTAACAGCTAAAAAAGATGCAATATCTGAAAGAGAAAAATCTTTTACAATATCTCAAAAGTCTTTTAAAATAATAGAAAAGGTAGAAGCAGCTACGAAGGAATTAGGTGTTAAACCAAAAGATATACCTGCTTATATGGAATTAAGAAAAGCACAAGATGAAATAATAAAAGTATATCAAACTGTTCCTTCAAGATAATAGTATATATGTAAAAAAAATATATTATGAAACCATTTACAGAAGAAACAATAGACACAATAATAAGAATAGGAGGTAACGGAACTTTAGACCATTTAATATGACACCAACTAAAATAGTAGAATTAGTAATTGCAGACGATAGTCAAGAACTAGCTATTGACGCTATCAGTTTAGTAACTTCACCTGCGATTGAACAAGACTTTGTTTATTTTGGAAAAGAGAAGAACAACTTAACTTTCGCTAAGGTAGATGAGGAGAAAAGAATGTTAGTTAGTCCTGCACTTATTCCTAACAAGCAAATATTCAGACATAACCCAAATACAGACAGTGACTACTATGTTTACTTTAGCCCTGAGACAGTTAGAAAAGCATCTGAATTGTACTTAAAACATAATAATCACCATAAAGCTACATACCAACATCAAGACAGAGTTTCAGGCGTTCTAACAGTTGAGTCTTGGATTAAGGAAGGTGACCAAGATAAGTCTAAGTTATACGGTTACGACCTGCCTAACGGCACTTGGTTTGTAAAAATGAAGATAGAGAATGATGAGCTTTGGAATAAAATCAAAGAAGGAGAATTAAAAGGTCTTTCAATTGAAGGCTACTTTACTAATAAATTTGAAGAAATGAACAAAAAACAACCAACACAAGAACAAATCCTAAGTGCTTTAAATGAGCTAATAAGAGGAAATAAAACTGAACTTAAGACTGAGAAGATTGAATTAGGGGCAATAGATGACCTTAATAAATTTGGAAGACAATTTAATAGTGCTTTAAGTGAAATAAGAGAGGCAGGAGATGCTGCAAACAAATGGAATGAAAAAGTAGAAAAAGTAAGTAAGATAGTACTTAAATTATTTCCGAAAATTAACGGGTTAGAAGATGAAATATCTTCTCAAATAAAAGGATTAGGTCTTTCTGAAAAAGATGTGCCTAGTTTAAAAGATGCAAGAGAAAGTTTAGATAAGTTTTACACTTACAGAAAGAGATATAATTTTTAAAAATCAAACAAATAAATAACTATTCTATTATATAACAGAACTTAAAAAATAAACTATGGATTTAAAGACGCAAATATTAGTAGCACTTGGACTTGACAAAGAAGAAACAATCAAATTAGAGTGGCAAGCAAAATCAGAAGACGGAACTATTTTCGTTTCAACTGCTGAGGAATTAGAAGCAGGAGTAGATATTTCAGTATTAACTGAAGATGGTACTACAATTTTATTACCAATTGGAACTTACAAGACTGATACGGGGGTTACTTTTAGAGTTGAAGAAGAAGGCATTGTTGCTGAAGTTATGGAAACTGAAACTGAAGAAGTAGTAGAAGAAGAAGTTGAAGCATCTGAATTAGCTGAAGAAGAAGAAGATAAAAAAGACTATGCAGATGTAGGTGATTGGGAAGGTATGGAGAAAAGAATTCAAAACCTAGAAGACGCAGTAGCAAGTCTTAAAGAAGAAAAAGTAGGAGGTGATGATGAGGTTGAAGAAATGTCAGAAGAAACTGAAGAAAGAGGAACAACTCCTAAATCTATTAAGACTACAGAAGTAGTTGAGTTCTCAGCAGAAGATGAATTGACTAAGTTAAAAGAAGAAAACGAAAGACTAAAGACTGAATTAGCAGAATCACCTGCATCAGCTCCTTTAGATACTAATAAATTCAGTTCTGACAGAAAACCTGTTTCAAGAACAGAATACAACAAAATGACAAGAAGAGAGAAATTCTTACACGATTTAAACAAATAATATTAATTAAAAAAAAACAAAAAAATGGCGTTTACTACAACATCAAACTTTGCGGGGAAAGCAGCAGGATTTTATATTTCGGCAGCACTTAAGCAAGCAAACTCATTAGATTATTTAACTCTAATGGAAAACATTAAATTTAAAAGCAATATCCAACGTATGGCGGGTTCAGGAGTAGTTGCAGATGCAACTTGCGACTTTACTGACGCAGGAACTCTTGCATTAACCGAAAAGGTTTTAGAGCCAAAAAATCTACAAATCAATTTGGATTTATGTAAATCTACGCTTTTGGACAGTTGGGAGGCGTTACAAATGAGAGCAGGAGCAGGCGCACCACCACCTGCATCTTTTGATGACTATGTTATTTCATATATGGGTGAAATCATAGCACAAGCAACTGAAGAAAGTATTTGGGAAGGAACTGCTGTAGCAGGAAAATTCAACGGCTTCTTAGGAGCTGTAACAGGTCTTTTATTACCGGGAGTTGACGCAACAGTTGTTCAGTCTTCAGCATCAGCAGCTTACACAGCAGGTAACATTATTGCTAACTTACAAACTTTAACAGCAGATATGGCTGCTAATGTTTCAGCTATCTTAAGAAAAGAAGATTTACATATTTATATGAGTCCTAAGACTTACGCTTTATATGTATCAGCAGTATCTACTTTAGGATATGTTAATGCTTACAATATGAACGGAGATTATGCACCTGTATTTGAAGGGTACAAAATCGCTGTATGTAACGGAATGGCTGACAATCAAGTAGTAGCAGCAGAGAAGTCTAACTTATTCTTTGGAACTGACCTTTTAAGTGATGCGACTAGAATTACTTTGATGGATATGGCTGCTTTAGATGGTTCTGACAATATGAGATTAGTTGCTCGTTACTCAGCAGGTGTTCAGACAGGAGTTGGAGCTGATATCGTAAGACAATCATAATAAAATAAATAATACGGAAGGAGGGGGTAAAACCCTTCCTCCCTTAACCTAAAAAAATAAAATAAAATGGCTTGTACAGCACTAACAAAAGGTAGGGGACTCGACTGTAATAGAATCAGTGGAGGAGTAAAATTTATTTATTTCGGAGTTTACGACCAATTTACAGCACCAATTGACGGAACAGGAATAGTTGAAGCAGCAGGAGAAGTTACTGACATTGAAATGGGTTCTAATGTTCTTTACAGATATTCTATGCCTTTAGGTGTAGCTTCTGTAACAGATACAATTGTTGGAAGTAGAGACAATGGAACAATTTACTACACACCAACAGCTCAGGTGTTATTTAACAGACTTACAAAAGAAGACCAAAATCAGATTAAATTGTTAGGAGCAACTAAGGTTGTTATCTTTGCTCAATTAAATCAACAATTAGCTAACGGACACGACGTTATCATCTGTTTAGGTAGAGTTAATGGAATGGAATTAAATGCAGGTACTATGGACACAGGTGCTGCTTGGGGTGATAAAAATGGATACACTCTTACATTTGACGGAATGGAAACAGAACCGTTCCCAATGGTAGCAGATTACACTACAAACCCGTTTGATAATGCAGCATTTACAATGGGAACAATAGTTACATCTTAGTAGTTTTCTTATATATTTCTTGATTAGGGTGGGCTTAGGCTCACCTTTTTCTTTTTATTACTAACTGAATACAAATAAATTCAGCTTATTTCTATTATATAACAGACAAACTAACTATGATACAAGCAACAACAGAAACAGCCTTTACTATATATGTTCAAACTGAGGACAATCGTATAGATACTTCTGTAGCTTCTACTCAAATAAGGCACTTAGTTAAATTCACAAATGACTTAGATAAGTCAGTTCAATATGCTTACGGTTCTTCTGAAACTATTAAAGACAGATTTACAAAAATTGTTATGACTTACAATTTAACACCTGATGTTTACACAGGAAAAACAAAACTATTACCCGCAGGTTATTGGAAGTATGAAATTTATGAAGTTAGTTGGATAGGAACAGTAACAGTAAGTGCAGGAAATGCACCTGTAAATGAAAATGATGTTTTAACACCTGTTGCTAACCACAAAGGAGTAGTTCAAGGACTTGTAACTAAAGGTAAGATGAATATAACAGAAAAAGATGGAACTCAGCAAGTTCAATACACGCAAAGGCAAGAGCCAAGTGGAACAAATTATATATATTACGGACAATAAAATAAAACAAAATGATAGAAAACGTACAACAATTATTAACAGAGCAACTAGGTAAAAATGGTAGTACAGTAGTATTTACAACAGCAGCACAGACTTCAAAAGATTGGTATTGTGTTTATTTCCCTGTTGAAAGTGTAGTAGCTTCAATAGCAGCAGCAGACGCTACAGGAGAAACTGCCTTACAAACTACTTTACCTGCGGGAACAACTTTGTTTATGAACATAACTGCAATTACCCTAACAAGCGGTATTGGAATAGGTTATGATGAAGGACCAACTACATAAAATATGTTAGCACTAAAATTAGGATTGAGCTTAAATAATGTAAAGACTTCTTCAGCAGGTTGGACACCTAATTCTGAAGGTTCTGTTGTTGCTTGGTATCAAAACGACACTGATATTACTTTTGACCCTTCCACAAATCTAGTTAGTGCTTGGAATGATAGTGCTAATAGCTACGATATGGTACAAGGAAATGCTAGTGAACAACCATTAAAAAATTCAGGAGTAGGCACAGGTATTACCTTTGACGGAATTAATGACCATTTACAAACAACAGGTCAGATTACTATTTCAGGAGCTTTTACTGTTGGTATAAAATGTCATATTGAAGCATTTAATAACGTTTTAATAGCAGATAATACTGTTAATAACGAAATGTTTAAAATTACTTCATCAACCAATCTAAGACTTAAAACAAGTTCAACTGAGGTTGTAAATCTTCCTCTTGCTTCAGGTACTTTTGGTGATGGTTATATTGTAGTAACTAGAGACGCTTCAAATAATATGGGGTTATGGCATAATGGAGTTGACCAAAACATATCAGCAACATTAACAGGAACTGCAGATATAGATGCAATAGGAGTTAGAAACCCTAAAACAAACGCTTTTGATGGTACTATGTATGAAATAGCAATTTTTAGTTCTGAAAGTACAGCACTTACAACTAATGTAAACAATAGACTAGCAACTTTATAAATATGAAAGATACAATTTTAAGCATCAATTTAGAAACTTCAACTGCACCAATAGTACAGGAAGTTAGAGGTCGTGATTACATTGAATATGGAACGGAAGATTGGAAAAACCTCTATCCTCAGTTCTTAATTGACCTTTACTACAATTCTAGTACACACGCTGCAATTATTAACGCTACTGCTGAAATGATAGCAGGAGAAGACTTAGTAGCTGAAGAGGAAGATACTAATTTAGAGTCTTATGTTAAACTAAAAAAGTTTTTTAGACACGCTAATTCTCACGAAAGCTTACACCAAGTAATAAAGAAAGTTGCTTTTGATTTTAAACTTCAGGGAGCTTATGCTTTACACATTGTATGGAATAGAGAAAGAACAGAAATAGCAGAGCTTTATCACGTACCTGTAGAGCGTGTAAGAGCAGGAAAACCAAACGCAATGGGTAAGATAGACTGTTACTATATAAGTGCTGATTGGTCAAACACTAGGACAAATAAACCTTATCCTATTAATGCTTTTAATGTGAACGACAGAACTTCAGGAAGTCAATTAATTTACACAGGTGCTTACAGTCCTAATATGGACTGTTATCACACACCTGATTACTTAGCAGCTAACAATTGGGCTTTAGTAGACCAAAAAGTTGCAGAGTTTCATTTAAACAATATAGAAAATGGATTTAGTGGCAGCTATTTTGTTTCTTTTGCTAATGGTATTCCTACGCAAGAGGAAAGAAGACAGATAGAACAAAGTTTAGTAGATAAATTTACAGGAGCTTCTAACTCAGGTAAGTTTATTTTAACATTCTCAGACGATAAGACTAGAACACCTGAAATAACTCCTATAAGCGTTTCTGACGCTGACAAGCAATACTTAGCACTACAAGAGCTATTAGTTCAGAATATCCTTACAGGACACAGAGTAACAAGTCCTATGCTTATGGGTATTAAATCTGATACAGGACTTGGTTCTAATGTAGATGAACTTAACGCAGCAGGAAACTTCTATCTTAATACTGTAGTTAAGCCGTTTCAATTACATATCTTAGACACTTTACAGACTCTATTCTCAGTAAACAATATGGACTTACCTGTTCAGTTTGTTCAGTTAAAACCAATTACAGTAGAATTTACTTCAGAGGACTTAAAAGGAGTTATGACTGAAGATGAGATAAGGGAAGAAGTTGGCTTAAAGCCTTTAGCAGATGTAGAGGTAAGAGAGGATTTTAAAGAAGAATTTGCTAAAGTTGGAATGATAGACGGAAAGCCTGTATTCGATACAATAGAAGAAGCTGAAGAACACGCTAAGTCAATTGGTTGTGAAGGGTATCACGAACACGATTTAGAAGG